TGCGGTCTCGTACGCTCACGTGTACTGGTCGTCGCCCCTCTGCTATTTTGCAGAGGACGTAAGCCCGGTCCCCGTGCAGTACTAGCGTTCTTTGTGTTCGAGTGTTCTTCGTGTCCATTAGGGTGCGAAGCGCCCGAGCACCCAAGGCACGTAAGTGCCGCATCTTAGTTCTTTGACATGTTGTTTCCGTTCCTGTTTTATTTTTCCCGCCGTAAGGCGGTCGCACTTGAAAAATTAAATATTACATTTGTGCCGCCTATTGATTGGGCGGGTTGTCTTCTCTGACGTCCAGTTCCGGCCTTCGCTGTCCGTTCCGTCGTGGTCATGCGAACAACGGTGCTAATGCCGGCTTAGCGTACCTCAATGGTAACAATGCGGTCTCGAACGCTAACGTGAACTGGTCGTCGCCCCTAGGATATGCCGCTGATTTATTCAGTAAGAAGAAGTGGAGGAGAGACCCTGTCACTGGACAAAAAATCAAGGCTAAAGGTATAGTCCCGGTAGGTTGATAAACCGACGGCTCATGACCCGATGGCGATTGCAGACACTGGACACTAAAAGACACTTGGGACACCATGAGGAGAAAAGGTGACTTTTCCGGGGATATAGCCCGGAAAGAAAACTATTACAAGGCTTTTGATCATGCCAGCAAGAACAAGCATGGCAAAAAGGCCATAATAAAGTTCGAGGCGGACTTGGAAAAGAACCTTTCCGATCTCCTATACTCTTTTGAAAACGGGACGTTCGTAACCTCCCCGTATCGTTTCATGACCGTCCATGAGCCGAAAAAACGTCTTATCGGGATGCTCCCTTTTCCGGATCATGTCCAGCACTGGGCGATGCTCAATGAGGTGGAGGATTATTTTACGAGATCCTTCTCCGCGTATACCTACGGAGGGGTGAAAGGACGCGGTCCCCACGCCTACATGAGGATGATCCGGAAGGTCCTGAGAAAATATCCGGAACGTACCACCGACTATCTCCTGTGCGATATCCACCACTTCTATCCGACCGTCAATCACCCTGTACTGAAAAGCCAGCTCAGGACACGTATCAAGGATAATCATTTATTGCGAAGGCTTGATGAGATCATCAATAGCGTCGAGGGGGATACCGGTATGTTTCCCGGCACGAAGCTGGCGCAGTTCTTCTCGCTTGTCTATCTTTATCTTTTCGATCACGATTTGAAGCGGTGCTTCCATGTCGGGGAATGCCCGGCTTTGGTTGAGTACTACACGAAAAGATATATCGAGGAAAGTATCGCAACGGCCAAAACAGAACATGATTATGAGGAGTTATCCAAAGGGATCCAATATCTCTCGGACAGGTTCAAGGGATATCTGAACCGTCTGGATTTCTGCTACCGTCTCGCCGATGATGTCCTGATATTGCATGAGGACACCGTATTCTTGCACCTTGTCATCGAGTGGATCGGTCTTTATTACGCTAACGAGCTTAGGATCGGTCTTAACCCGAGATGGAAGATCGGGCACGTGACGGACGGTGTCGATACGGGGGGATACGTGCATTTCCCGGATCACGTCCGTGTCCGGAAACGTAACAAGGTGGCTCTCTGCCGCCAGATAGCGAGATTGAGAAAGAAGGGTTTGCCGGACGAGGAGATAAGGAAGAGGGCCTCTTCCCGTATAGGCTTCATCCAACACGCTGATACGAGTAATCTATTAAATAAATTAGGAATGGAAACACCAAGGAAAAGACTGGGACAGGTGATAAGGAATAAAAAAAGTCCGTGGGAGGATCTCCCGGCCGACCGGAAAATGAGATTCGAGGATATACTTTATGATACCCGAATACCGGAGGACCGGAGAGGCCCCGAGGAGGATAGGCTGATCGAGTTGATCGATTATAAGATTGAGGATAGCAAGATCGAGAGAAACGAGGACGGCACGCCAAAGAAGTGCCTCGCCATACGTTTCCGATGGAAAGGCGAGGAGCGTTACGCTTTCACCGGTTCCGCCGTCTTGATTGATCAGGCGCTCACGGACTTCTCTCACGAGGACTTGCCGGTGGATACCGTGATAAAGGTGCTCACCAACAAGTTCGGTAAGAAATTTTTCAGGTTCACTTGACCCGTGGGGATCGCTCTTGGCCGATCCTTCCGGGTCGGCTAAAAAACATTTAAATATATGGAGACAAGAGCGATTTACACGGAGAGAAAGACATTCGTAAAATACGATGACAACCATTACCTGCTATACCTGAACGAGGAGGTCTTGGAGAACCACGTTCCGGAGGGCCACGGGGGCGAACCGGAACCGGAGCCTTGCACGGCTTACGCCTATACCGGCACGTGCGAGGATGGCGGTACGCTGGTCGAGGCGACTTCCGCGAGTTATGACAGTCTCGTGTCCGGATTGGTCCGGAGAGAGTATTCCGCCGATCGGGTAGAGGCGATAACGCTGAATAAATTGAGCTCGGATAATGAGAGAAAGGCCGAGTTTGAGGCCGAGTTCGCCTGTCTGGAGCGTTACCGTAACGACTGCAAGGCGAGGGTACGTGCCTTGCTGGGTATGCCCGAAAGCGTCTCGAACACCCTTTAAATACCGTTCGAGATGCGTATCTATGATAAGACAGGCGAGGTATTGCTTGACATCCCGGTGGACGATGACAGCTATCGTTACCGGGCGATAGCGCAAGCGAAGAAGGTGGAGCTGCGTTACTCCCTAGTGGATCACGTGGAGCTGCCCACCGGGGCGTATATCGAGTACCAGGGGGAAAGGTACACGCTGTGGTACCCTTCGGATTTCAAGAAGGAGGGCACGAGGGTCCTCGACTATACCGTCACCTTCGGCGGCAACGAGGAGATCCTGAAAAAATATAAGTACAAGCTGTTGTCCGACAAGCCGTACAAGCTCAAGTTCGTCATGACGGCCACGCCGGGGATGTTCATGGAGCTGCTGGTGGACAACTTGAATCTTTATGATTCCGGCTGGACGGTCGGTACGGTGATCGAGGCCCCGGAGAAACTGTTGTCGTTCAACCATGAGAAATGCTGGGCGGTCTTGGGGCGCTTTGCGCAAGAGTTCGACACGGAGCTGGAGATCGTCGGAAAGACAGTTCACTTGCGCAAGGTGGAGTACTTCAAGGACGCACCGGTCGCTCTCAGCTATGGCAAGGGAAACGGTTTCCTTCCGGGTGTCGGTCGTGCTAACCAAGGCGACAACCTCCCCGTGGAGATATTGTACGTGCAAGGCGGCGAGCGGAATATCGATTACTCGGCCTATGGAAGCCAGACATTGTTGTTACCCAAGTCACAGGAGCTGGAGTACCAAGGCCGACGGTACAAGACCGATCCGGATGGGATGTATGTCACTCGCGCGGACAGGCCCCTTTCCTCTTATAATGAGGACAGCTACGACGCCAGCGATATATATCCATCCCGGGTCGGTACGGTGAGCAAGACCGATACGGAGCCGGGCGAAGACACGGACGGGAACGATGTCACGTTCTATGATTTCTACGACTCGTCAATTCCAGATAACCTTAATTTCGAGGATTGCCTGATCGCTGGCCAGAGCATGACCGTGATCTTCCAGACAGGCCGTCTGGCGGGCCGTGAGTTCGATGTCAAGTACGTACACGAGGGGCGTAAGTTCGAGATCGTCTCGTCCGAGCAGGATGGCATGACGCTGCCGAACGCCTCCCTGTATCCGGAGGTCGGAGACAAGTACGCCGTCTTCAACATATCCCTTCCCGCCGCCTACGTATGCGACAACGCCACCAAGACCGGGGCGAGCTGGGACATGTTCCGGGAGGCGGTACGCTACCTGTACGAGCGTGAGGAGCGGCAATTCGCGTTCGGCGGAGAGCTGGACGGCATATGGGCCAAGAAGAATTGGTTGGCCATCGGCGCCAAGCTGGTACCCGGCGGTTATGTCGATTTCAGCGATCCCCAGTTCCAGCCGGACGGCATCCTGATCCGGATCACCGGGGTGAGGGATCACATTAATAGGCCCCACAGTCCGGAGCTTGAGCTATCCAATACGCCGGTAGGCGGTTTCCTGTCCGATGAGCTGGGCAAGCTGGAGAGCGAGGAGGTGACGAACGAGACCCGGCACAAGCAGGCCGTATCGTTCACCCTTCGCCGTTGGCGTGACGCGGTGGAGATGCAGGGGATGCTGGAGAAAGCGTTCAAGGATTACGGCAAGGGGCAGGCGATGTCATGGCTCCGCACCATGTCGGTGCTGGTGGGGCATGAGTCGTTGCAGTTCCGTTTCGTCAACCGTATTCCTACGGCGGACGGGCAGACGGTCACCGAGGTGGATCACGCCTTCACGTATGACCAGCGGAAACGTACGCTTACCACCCCCTCCGGGATCTTGCAGCACATGACATTGGGGATAGACTCTCTCGCCCCCTCCCACAAGGTGACCGAGTATAAGTACTGGAACATGGCGGCCTATACGTCTCCCTATCTGGGGGATGACACGGAGGCCATGTACCTGTACGCCCGCTGCGCCAAGTCGGGATCGGCGGGCACGTTCTTGTTGAGCAAGGAGCCGATGGACTTGGACGACGGCTCGTATTACAACCTCCTTTGCGGGGCTTTGAGTACAGAGGTGGACGGCCAGCGTAGTTTCTCCACGCTTTACGGCTTCAGCGAGATAGGCCCGGGATGGATGCGGCTGAACAAGATCATTAACATGGACGGCACGCAATATTGGGACATGCTGTCGAAGGCGTTCCGGATCGGCGATGAGAACGCCTTCCTCTCGTATGACCAACAAAAAGGACTCATGCTGAAAGGCAGTATCTACCAATCCCCATCGGGTGAGATCGACTATCCGGAGGTGGATCGGGGCGCTTACTCCGATAAGCTCGTCTATTATCCCGGTGATAAGGTGTCTTACGATGGCAACGTGTATAAATGTACCTCCCAGACCACGCCCGGTATCGATCCCACGAACACGAGGTACTGGAAGAAACTGGTTGCCAAGGGGACTAACAGCTTCAAGAGCACGGTGTTCATCCGTACGAACGCCACGCCTTCCGCCCCTGTGGGCGGCTCGTACGCCTCCCCGTTACCGACCACGGCGGGATGGAGCGACGGGATACCGTCCGGTGAGGCGATATTGTGGGCTTCCACCCGTATCTTCTCGTCGGACGGCAAGGATCCGCAGCAAACGGTATGGACGACCCCGAGGCAGATGACGGATACGGCCGATTTCGACGTGGAGTTCTCATCCGTAGCGAGCCCGTCAGCCCCGAACGGTCATCCTAATACGAACAAGCAATGGAGCGACACCCAGTCCACGGACACGGTCTGGATGGCCACCAGCACCAAGAGAAACGGAGTATGGAGCGCGTGGAGCGTATCCAAGATCAAGGGAGAGGAAGGCAAACCGGGAAAGGACGGGATAGACGGCACGGATGGCGAGGACGGGAAAGACGGCGATCCCGGTCCCCGTGGCGATCGTGGCCCCCGCTGCACCTACCGTGGCGATTACGACTCAAGCGCTACCTATAACGCCAGCTCCAAGATTACCGATATCGTATCGATCAAGAATAGCGATGGCACCCGCACGTATTATGTGGCGAAGGTGGATGATAACGAGCCTACCTTCAAGGGGAAACATCCGACCAATACCGCCTATTGGGACACCTTCGGGGCGAACTTCTCCAGCGTGGCGACCGATTTGCTGATGGCACGGAAGATAGCTGCCTCGGAGATTGACGTGGAGGAGATCTTCGCGAACTTGGCAAGGATCGGAAACTTCACCATCACGAACGGGTCACTGGCCGTGGATACGTCCGTCTCGGATCGTACACAAATCACCTTTCCGCAAATGTTGACTATCGGGAAGACCACGCAGTTCGCCGGGAAGTTCGGAAACCGTAGCTCGTGGGGCGGTGTGTTCTTCGAGGGATTCGGTCCCTATTTTTACGACATGGGGGTAGAGAAAGTGTTGTACAGGGAGGGCACGGGGGTCGTGTTTAACGCCCCGGGCGGGAGATACCCGTTCTTGGGGGTACGGATCGATAACGGCAACGGTATCTATGGCTGGAACAGTCCCGGGAATATAGCCAACCTGTATATCAACAAGGACGCCGCGAGCACGGCCCATGTGTATATCACCAATTACCAAGGCTTGACCTCGTCCGATATCCGCCTGAAGAGCGTCTTCTTCGATATCCCGGACGTGCTGGATAAGCTGGAGGGTATCTCCGCGTTCTACTACACGATGAAGGAGGACGAGGACAAGCTCCTTCGCATCGGCGTGTCGGCGCAAGCCGTCCGAGAGGTTCTTCCGGAGGCGGTACAACTCATAACACCGGATAACGGGGATTCCTATTACGGCGTGGATTATATCCAGATGTTGACCGCATTTGGGATCAACGGGATCAAGGAGCTTTACGCCAAGGTCAAGGCACTTGAGAAGAGGGTGGAAGAGTTGGAGAACAGATAGAAAATATTATAAGCCTTTATCGGGGGCGGGCAAATGAAAGCCCCCGTATATATTAAAAGAAAACGAGATGAAAGGATTTGAGGAAGTTTTTATCGTTGCGTGGATAGTCTTCGGGCTGTACATGCTGGTATTCATGGTCGTAGGCGCTGATCTGTGGAGCGGCGTGAGGAAGGCAAAGCGAAGGGGTGAGGTGAGATCGAGCTACGGTTTCAAGCGGACGGTTGACAAGTTGGCGAGGTATTACAACCTGCTCATAGCGTTGACTGTAGTTGACTGCATGCAGATGGGAGGTGTTTGGTACCTTGATGGCTACTACGGCTATCATATCCCGATCTTCCCTGTCATAACATTGATCGGCGCGATAGGGCTGGGCTGTATCGAGGTAAAAAGCATCTTCGAGAAAGCCGAGGACAAGGTAAGAAGCGATTACCAGCAAGTGTTGATGCTGGCCGGAGAGATCGCCAAGCACCGGACTGATCCGGAGGAGATAGCGAAAGCGGTTGTTGATTATATAAATAAGGGGAGTGGAAAATGAGAAATAATAGTCTGCCCAGAGGGTTGAGAAACAACAACCCCGGGAACATCAAGAGGAACAGCGATGTCTTCCAAGGCGAGAAGACAAGCTCAGACAAAGAGTTCAAGCAATTTAAATCGATGGCATACGGGTATAGGGCGATCTTCAAGATCCTGTCTAACTATTACCGGAACTATAAGCTGGATACGATCCGCAAGATAATAGGAAGATGGGCGCCGGAAAACGAGAATAATACGAACGCTTACATTAAGGCCGTATCTGATTATGCCGGTATCCCTGCCGATGATCCGATCAACATCAACGATCGTGAGCAAATGATCCGGATTGTGGCCGGGATGAGCAAGGTGGAGAATGGGAGAGAGGCTGATATGTCGGACGTGATAGCCGGATGGAACTTGCTATGACATGCGTGTTGGCTTACATAATAACAAGCTAAGAGATCTTTGACGTGTTTGATTGCTGTTTTGCAAATTAACAATTGATCCTTTTGCAAATGTTTTTTTATTTGCTAATTTTGTATCGGTTGTATATCAAATACATGAAATAGTTTTATGCAAATGATGAAAAAAATGTATGCAAATGTGTAATCAAAAAATAATGATGCCTAGCGTTGGTTTTGATATGCCTATAACCGATCTTGTGCTTGAGCTTGAAAAGTTAAGGTACAAGATATTGGAGGGTACTACCCATCCATTAGTGTTTATGCAGATGAAAAGTATATTTCATATGCTTGAAAGTATTGGATCTTCTCGTATAGAGGGTAATAATACGACAATTATGGATTATGTCGAATCCACAAAAATAAACGATGGCAGTTTTTATCGGAATGAGCAGATCACGGAGATTTTGAATATCGAAAGAGCAACATCTTTTATTGAAAGCGTGATTGATGACACGCCCATTACGCTAAACTTTATCAGAGAGCTTCATTCTCTCACAGTAGATTCTCTTAGCGCAAGCAGGGAAGGTTGCTATACCAAAGGTGATTTCAGGGAGTGCAACGTAAGAATAGGAGGTTCGTCGCATACCCCTCCTGATTACTTGCAGGTGATTCCATTAATGCAAGAGCTTGTCGATTTTGTAAATGAGGAAACAAGACCTAAGTTCGATTTGATGAAAATATGTATAGCGCATCATCGTTTTGTATGGATACACCCATTTGAGAATGGAAACGGACGTGTTGTCAGGCTGTTCACCTATGCTCTTTTGTTGAAAAATGTATTTAAAAGCAAGCAAAGGATCATCAATCCAACAGCAGTGTTTTGTTCAGACCGGAATGAGTATTACAATTATTTATCATTGGCCGACACATATACGAATGAGGGATTGATAAAATGGTGCGAATACGTACTTCATGGGTTAAAAAACGAGATAGAAAAAATAGACAGATTGGTAGATTATGTTTATTTGAGAGATAACATCTTGCTTCCATCTATGTCCGATTCATTATCAAATAAATATATAACGGATATTGAGTATAATATATTAAGAGCGGCGATAACAAATGAGAGGCAAGAAGCCGCTGACGTGAAAGCTCTATTTCCGGGCAAATCTTCACCAGAGATATCGAGGTTGATACGATCTTTGGTAGATAAAAAGATGCTGGTCCCTGTTTCAGAGAGGGCTCGTAAATATGTTATATCATTCGGTAGCAACTATCTTTTAAGATCGGTCCTTAAATCGCTAGACAAAAATGGATTTTTACCATTGAATGATTAATTTCCATATGACATAAGTTTCTTCTTAATGGGCTAGTCAAAGGCGGCAATTCAACAATCTGGATCAGCCGCCTTTTTCGTATCCGGGCGGTATCTAAATACGGGCACGATCAAATTTTCATGATTATGAAACTTAGATACATTGTATTAATAATGATAGGTATCCTCTCCCTGTTTGGGTGTCGAACCAAGATTCAACCTGTCGCTATCGAGAACCGTACCGACTCGATCTACATAGATAAGTTGGTACCTTACCCAATGCCAGCCGATAGCGCCTCCATCCGTGCGTTGATGGAATGCGATGAGAACGGTAAGGTAGTCCTTCGTTGGCTGGACATGGCCAACACTAAGAACGTAGAGCTCATGTTCGCCTTGGATAGTCTCGGTAACGTGATTGCCAACATGAGAGTTCCTAGGGATACATTATTTCTGCCTTCGAAAGAGATCTACGTGGATCGTAAGGTGGAGGTTCCGGTCCTTGTGGAAAAAGAGCTATCTTGTTGGGAGAAAATAAAGATTGAGGTAGGAGGGTGGGCGATAGGGATCTTATCTGGATTCTTGATAGTTAGTATTGGTTATGTGATTGTTTGGTTGATAAAGAAACGTAGATGAACTTTGTTTTGTTACTGTAATGTTTAGTGAAGCCACTTTACTTGTAAGAGTAGAGTGGCTGTCTTCTTACATAATCAGTAGCTAAAAATCTTGCGAAACATAACTGAAAGATGTTGAATATAAATATTTAATACTATATTAGCAAATTAATTTAATGTTGGTATATCATGGATCAAAAGGAATTAAAAGATTATTGTACTTCGTTAGTGAGTTTGAGTACATTAGAAGATTGTAAAATTGTGATCGAAAAGTTTTCTCGTTTTTTAATGGTTGTTGTAAATAAACATCATTATGAAGATATTCACAAACAGTCAGAAGCTGATTTGAAAGTAATTCTTCAGATGCTATTGTCAAAGACTCTGTATATAAATCAACTTCTTGACGGAATAGACTATAAGTGTGATGATTTTGTTTCTTGTAAATTGGGAGAGGATTGTTATGGCCATGAAACTTTTGCTTTAAACAGGATTATTGATCCTACAATTGTTGCTATGCAAGTTAGGGCTGTATTTGAAATGTTATGTACATTTGAAATAATATATTGTGTTCCTGATACAGATGAAAAAAAGGATATTATTTATTATTTGTTTCAGAATGAAGGATTAAGATATCAATCGAGATTATATTCAGGTGTAACAGATTCTAAGTTGATTGAGCAAAAAGATGAAGAACAGAAACAAATAGATGAAAATGTCTCATTTATAAAAAGTACACAAGTGTATAAGGAGTTAAGCTTAGAAAATCAGAAAAAAATAGATAAAATATTAAATGGGAAAGGTTACCGAGTAAATATCCAAGAAAAAAATGTTGAGACTGGTATTTCGTGGGAAAATATACCTGAATTATTTAATTTGAAACATTCTTTGTTAGATAATATATACACACACTTTTCTACTTATGCCCATCCTTCTTATATCTCTGTACGAAATTATGGAGTTATGTTTGATGTGGAAAATCCCAAGTTTTTAGAATTTGCAAAAATGGAAATTATGTTCTGTGTGACATTGTTGAGTATTTTTATTGGTGATTATATGAAAGTTTTTCCGGCTGTAAAGGAAATATATTTAACGATGGATACCGAAGATCAGATTATTCTTAATTTTTATAATAAGATGTTTAGAGGAGATGATTATTCATATTCAGAGGCCTGGAAAAGTTTGGACGATTAATTAGAGTTTCTTTAGTTTTCATTTTATAAGGGGGGGCGGAAGAAGCCCCCAGCCGTTAGTAAAATCTCTAACCTTCTTACTAATGCAAGCATGTGAGCTTAGGGACGAATGAAAAAGCTCTTCCATAGTTTACTCGCGTGTTTGTATTAGTTGAAAATTAGAGTCTACAAATATCAAAACAGTAATCTTCCTTCCTTCTTATCCATCACCGCATTGAAAACATTTTTATAGGTCTCATACAACTCCTTCCGGCTTTCCGGCCCCGGCCAATCGGCGAAAGATTCTCCGGCGAAGAATTTCCAAGCGAAGATCCGTTTGGCTTTTTCGGACAACCCTAACAGGTCGACCATATCCCGGATATCCTGCATACGTTCCCGGATATACTCGGTACGGTCAATACTATCATCGGGCTCATCAATAATGTTCAGTCTTCGCCAATCCACATTCTCATCTACCGGGATAGGCTTGTATTTATGCCGGTAGGGAGACGTGTCCGAGGTAACGTTCAGCTTTATCATTTGCAGGATATACCAGTCAAGTTCGGTATATTTACCTTGCTTGGCTTCCATAAGCCGGGAGAGGTGTTCCAGAGGCTTTTGAAGTAGCATACACATTACCTCGTTCAATACGTCAATAGCTTCACTACTCATTCCGGCAAGTGAGCAGTGATACTTAGCGTAATCCAGCCACCTGTCGTAACGTTTCTCAATATATTTATTCAATGCCTCACTTGCCATAGTTGTCTTTATTTGATATATTTGTCGCAGGTTGTAATGGGGTGGCGCTGTGAGGCGCTGCCTTTTTATTTATTCTCTTTGTTAGTCTTTATCTCTCGCTATAAAAATGTTATCTTTAGCCTTCTTTTTTATTCTTAGCCCAATCGATAATGTATTCAATACCTGCGTTGAATCCTTTGCTGTAACCATCTTTATATTCATGATTTGATATTCCATGATAGTAAGCCGAGCCGAAGCACAAGGCGAAACCAATGGCTATCAATACCATCCCTGTTCCAAAGTATGGATAAGCTAGGGATATATGGAATGGCTTGAACTGAATCGATATTCCAGACGTGAGAATGAATATTAGCGAGATCATTCCGATTATTAACAATGATATTTTAAGCATCTGAACCTCCTTTGTTTACATTGTGCGACATATTCTTTAATCTTGTTTGACTTTTATAATCCTTACATCCATAAGCGGCGAGATTAATGGCGTGCGTACCTATTCCTTGTCCGGAGAAGCATGGATAACGGATACATCTTACGCATTTCCTTCGTGGATATTTATTAGCGTCCTCCCGTTCTTTCAAGCGGTTGATCCCTATGTATTCCTCTGCCATGATTATTCCTCCTCCTCGGTCTCGTCGAATATCCGGGCCATCATATCGACGATGTTTGTTTGTATATTGTCCTCCGCTCCAAGCACGGCGTTGCTTATATGCTTTTTCTCCTCGATGATCCTGTAGAGCTTCTGGTCGATGGTCTTGCGGCCAAGCAGGTAATAGCAATTCACTGAGTCCTTTTGACCGATACGATGCGCCCGGCTCTCGGCTTGGTCGCAATCTGCGTATGTCCACGGTAGCTCGATAAAAGCGACATTGCTTGACGCTGTCAACGTGATACCCGCCGCAGCAGCCTTGATGGAGCAGATGATGACGTCCGTCTTGGGATTCCGTTGGAAAGCGTCTATGGCCGCTTGCTTTTGTTGCATATCTTGCCGTCCGGTGACACACACCGCCGAGGGAAACGCCTGTAGGAGCTGGTCTACGATCTCATGCAGGTTGCAGAAGAGGATGATCTTCTTTCCGTTCTCCCGAAAATCCTTCACGAAATCGATCACCTCTCTCAACTTACCCCGGGCCGTTATGTCCTTCAATATGCCGATTCGTACCATGACCTCGCCTTTCAGCGATTTTTGTACCTTCTCATCGTCGGCCTCCTTGTATCGTCTCAGATAATCCACCAAGTCACGCTCGGCGTCTTGGTATTCCTTGCGGTTGGTGATCTCGCAGGTCACGATCTGCCGTACCTTGTCGGGTAATTGAGTCAGTACCTTGGATTTTTCCCTCCGGAAGAAACAATGCTTCCAGAGCATGAAATTGAGCTCTTTCAAGTTCGAGGCCCCGTGCGGCCCAGAGCAATAGCGGCTCGTGAAATATTTCCAGCCTCCGAGATCGTTCATCCGGTCCATGATAGCGAGTTGGCATATAAGGTCGTTGGGCTTGTTTACGACAGGGGTACCGGTCAACAGGATGATCCACTCTTTCCCGGCGGTGATACCTTTGCAAAACTTGCTTTGTTGGGTAGCCGTTGATTTTACCTTATGGGATTCGTCAATGATCACGCTCTTGAACAACTTGATCGTATTATGGAACTCTACGTTTTTCAGCGTCCATTTCTCCGATTTGTTGATTCGGCGTACGAAATACTTCCGTAGGCTCTCGTAGTTCACGATGAACACATGGTTCATGCCCGTTTGCCAGAAGAATGGCCATGAGGTTCGTACCGAATCGGTCAATACCATGGCTTTCTTGTCCGTGAACTTGTGCCATTCACGTTGCCAGTTGATCTTGACCGTATTGGGGCAGATTACGAGACAGGGGAAAGCATCAGCTTTGTTGATGGTAGCGATGCTCTCTAATGTCTTGCCGAGGCCCATGTCGTCCCCATTGATAAACCGTTTTAGTTGTAAGCCTCGTGCGATTCCTTGCAGTTGATAGGGGTAAGGTTGTATCTTTAGGCCATGATCCTCGTCCAACTCGGGCATGTCCGGTATTTGATAGGCTATGTCCTCGTCGGTCTTAGACTCGTACCCTCCCCAGTTGACGGGTTCGAAGTGCCTCACGTAATAGGTGAGCTGGTCTAGCTCCGCCTTGCACTTATTGTTGGCCGGGATCATCCACGCTCCGGTAGACTTGTCCCACCAGCGGACGCTGACGGCTGTCTTTAGCTTGTCAACGACCTGCTGGCGGTACCTGTCAAACCTTACCGCATAGCATTGTCCCTTTTCCGTGTTTTGTAAAGTGATTTGCATAACGGTTGTTTTTATTATTAGTTAGGCGAACTCGTCGAAGGCTTTCACCTCCTCGGCGATCTCCTTGATCTGCTCTTTTTTCTTCCGTCCCCGTTTCTTAGGCTTCTCTTCCTTCTCGCCCGTGATATCCGATTCCTCCGGGGTATCGAAATCGAAGGATTCTTGCTTGATGCCATATTTACCTTCGAACAGATAAGCGTCCACCTCGTAGCTACATCTACCGATGGCCTCTTTCAACTCGGCTCCGTAAAGGTACCCGTCGCCGGACTCGTCCTCATATTTGGTGAACGGGACGGAGAGGTTAAGGATCTGCCCGCTTTTCAGGAGCTTTTGCGCTTGGATTGATACGCCGGCTGATTCATCATTACCGCCTTTACTGTATCCGGTGACGATGATATTCTTTAGCTTCTCGTTCAAGTCATCGTCGGAAGGATTGGCGACATTGACCAATGTAGCCTCGTACATCTCACAGATTTTCACTACGTGTGGCTTAAGCCGGTTCAACGCGTACAGTAGATCGGGGTGGATAAACTGCTCCGATTCCTTTAGGATGTTGTTCTTGTAGTTCGCTTCCACGAACTTTTCCGTATACTCCGCCGTGAGCTGGTTGTTCTTGATCTTCACTTTCTGGATCTCGTACACGGGTTGCTCTTTTACTAATTCTTCCATGTTCTTTTAAAATTTAGGATTGTTATAACTCTGAGGCGCTAAGGCCATTTCAGCTTTCGCCTTGCTAATTATCGTGCGACACCATTCCAATTGGTGGGTCGCGGTACGGTTCAATCTATCACACCAGTCGACTAGGTATTGCTCATCCTTGCACAGGCTGTCGATGATAGCGTTTATGGCCTTTGAGGTCGCTCCGGCCCGTGAAGCGGTTTCCCGTAATGTGTCAAATACTTCCGATTTCTTTTTCACGTTCAGATGGTATTTGGCATCTGCTAACAGTTTCCCGGTCCGGGCGATATAGACGGCAAGGTCGTTTCCACGTAGGACAGCTTCTTGTACGTCTTCGCTCATTGTGATATTCAGGAAGGCATCTATGGCGGCCAGTTCCTCGGATATCTTGTCTGTCGGTGTGATATTGAGATTCATGATTTTTATTTTAAGATATAATCGTTGCCACAGTTGCCGCAATGATATACGTTGAATGTATCTCCCGTATGCGTCTGTAATTTCTTTACGAGTACGGGAGCTCCGCATATAGGGCATTTCTTTACCAGCCTGTACTTTAGCCAGCCGATTAGGATTAAAATTAGACTCTTCATACTATTAGCTTATTAGCATCCACCACCGGAAGGCTAGTTCCTCGTATTTCTCTTTCCCTTTCCGGTAGATCGGATCGCCC